CCGGTCGTCGGTGACGCTAAAGGATTCGCTGAGGCGCGTGATGCGTTCGCTGAAGGTGATTATGGTGAGGCAGCGCTGTTAGGTGGCTTGGGCGTGCTTGGCCTTGTACCGATGCTAGGCGACGTAGCAGCCGGTGCTATCAAGGGTGCTATGAGCACTGCAGCAGCTCCGATGCGTCAGATCAACCCTAAGTTCTCGAAGCAGATAGAAGGCAGTAATAACCGCAAATTTGATCAAAAACGCGGAGAGGGTATCGATTTCACCGTAGAAGATCGTCCGCTAGAGATTCCGAGCGAGACACTTTCTTTGGCAGACTTTGAGGGCAGGCCCTATATGTTTGGTCAGTCAGATCGATCGCGTGCAGGCGGTATTCTGACGCAGGTTGGTGGTGCAGATATCACGCCGATTGATTTGCGTGGCGGTCGAGACTTTATGTTTGATGCGCCATCTCAGGGCATGGTCTGGGCATCAGCACCTGACGTGGTGAACAACATGAGCAAGCAAGCGCAGAGGCTAAAAGACACTTATGGGCAAGATCCGATATTCCTGCCTTACATGATGCAGCCAACTGGGATCGACTTCTCTACGTTCCCCTTGGATGCAATGATCAATACAGCCCGTGCTGGTATGTCGAAGACCAATATCAAAAAGCTCGATTCCCGCATCCGTAAGGTACTTCCAGAATGGAAGGGCGTTGCAGATCCAACAGCTAATTACGCGTTCCGCACGGCGACCGGCGACCAACGGAAAGCAATACAGAAAATGATGGATATGGAGTTTAGGGACGTACCCGGCGGCATGTCGCAGGCGGAAGCTAGGGTCGTGTCGACTGATCCTGCACAGCTAGTCGACGAGGGCGGCATCGTCACAAACGTCGGATTGATCGATACGAGCAGGCCTCTGGTTTATGACAGCGGACACCCAACATATATTCGCGGGCTACCCGGTGAGGGCCTCGGCCGACTAGAGACTCCTGTGACGATCTTCCCTCAATCTCGATTGCGCGGTCGTGATATCAGCGACAACCCCACTGATAAACAGCGCGGCGATGCGTTGCGCTCAATGTCGATGAGTCCAGAGGTACAGGAGGGGCTAATCGATGAAGAGTTTCTCCGGGCATATTACGACTAGCACTGAGGTATAATCGAATGAAGCCAGCGAAAGGTAAGGCGAAGGTAAAGCGTACAGCCTCCGGTAAAAAGGTCTCATATGGACAAGCCGGTAAGGCTAAGGATGGCGGACCGCGAGTAAGGCCCGGAACCAGTAAAGGTAACAGCTATTGTGCTCGTTCCGCTGGTCAGATGAAGAAGCACCCGAAAGCGGCTGCCAATCCTAACTCACCGCTGCGTCTTTCTCGTAAGCGCTGGAAGTGTTCTGGCACGAAGTCTAGGAGCAAGAAATGAAGAAGAAAGGCTTTAAACCATGCGCAGGCTGCACTAGCCCGCAATCATGCCGTAACCGCGGCTCATGTCGAAAGCGAGGTTCAAAAGGCTATGCCAAGTAAGCGAGGTCTATATGCAAACATTCATGCGAAACGTAAGAGAATTAAAGCGGGCTCTGGCGAAAAAATGCGCAAAGCTGGTAGCAAAGGCGCACCTACTGCTAAGCAATTTAAGGCTGCGGCTAAAACAGCTAAGAAGAAGCGTAAGTAATGGCACTAAGTAACTATACTGAGCTTAAGAGCACTATTGCTGACTTTTTGAACAGGGACGATCTCACGAGCATCATCCCGGCGTTCATTGAGCTGGCCGAGGCGCAAATGAATCGCGATGTACGGCACTGGCGCATGGAAACGCGCTCTGTGGGTGACGTAGACAGCGAGTACAGTGCGCTGCCGACTGACTGGATAGAGACCATTAGTCTGCACGTAAACGGCGATGGCACCTCTACGCTCAACCTAGCAAGCCGGGAAGCGATTGCTAACCGTCGCGCTAAGACTGAAGATGAAAGCGGCCGTCCGAGGCTGTATTCACACGCTGACGGCTCGATCGAATTGTTCCCGACGCCAGACAAGACATATGAGATAGAGCTGCTGTATTACGCAAAGCTAGACGTTCTCAGCTCTAGTAATGCGACCAACTGGTTACTCGATGAGGCCCCGGACGTTTACTTGTACGGTGCGTTGATTCACAGCGCCCCCTACCTGCAGGAAGACGCAAGAGCTGGCACATGGGCGTCTATGTACAGTGCTGCAGTGCAAAAGCTCAATGCGGCCTCGAAGGCTGCACAAATGAGCGGGACCGGGCTTAGATTAAACGTGAGAGGCTTAGGATGAGCTTTACCAATTACTTAGAGAGCGCGCTGTTAAACCATGTCTTTGGCGGCACTGATTACACTGCACCGAGTACGCTGTATGTAGGTCTGTTCACAGCGGAGCCCGGTGAGGGCGGTGGCGGCACTGAAGTGTCCGGTAATGGATATGCCCGTCAGAGCGTAGCAATGAGCGTTAGCGGTACGTCTCCGACAGAGGCAGATAACGACGCTGCTATCGAGTTTCCGACTGCTACGGGCTCTCAGGGCACCGTAACGCACGCTGGAGTGTTTGATGCGCTAACCGGCGGCAATCTGCTGGCGTATGCGACTCTCACTGATCCCGACGACTTTTCTACAGCCAATCCGAAGGCTATCGGAAGTGGCGACATTTTCCGCATCGCAGTCGGCAATCTGAAAATTAGATTGGATTAAGCATGGCGACGATTGTTACAAGGTCAGGTAAGGGTGCTGCTCTGACGCATACAGAGCTGGACGCTAACTTTACTAACCTTAACACTGCAAAGCTGGAGTCATCCGATCTGGCTGGCTATGGCAAGACATTCTCTCAATCGACTGCCCCGGCGGCAGCAGATTCGAGTGAAGGCAATCTTTGGTACAAGACTGATACCGAAGATCTCTATGTATACCGAGAGGTATCACAGAATGTATTCAATTGGGTGATTCTCTCAACTGGTACAGGTAACTCAGACACATTAGATGGAGGCTCATACTAATGACCCAGACTATCAAGATCAAACGATCCACGGGGTCATCGGCCCCATCAACATTGGCGCAAGGTGAGCTTGCTTACTCGAAAGACGGTAACAAGCTCTTTATTGGTGACCCGGCGGCGGTCAACACGCCGATACAAATCAACAAAGGCAAGATTGAGGCTATCGATACCTCAGCGGCCGATGTCTTGCAGGTCGATGGTGACAACGAATTAGCTGGAGTAGATGCAGGTAATGCGGATGCAATTGTCTTTTGGGATGACAGTGCCAGCAAGTTAACCTACATGACGCCAACGAACCTGTTGGATTTTGCCAGCCTCAACACGACAGACGACGTCACCTTCAATGATTTGACAGTGACCGGAAATCTGACGATCACAGGCGATATCGACTCGTACAACGTCACAAACCTCAATGTTCAAGATAAAACCATCACGGTAAACGAAGGCGGCACTGAAGCGGGTAGTGACGGCTCTGGGCTCATTGTTGACCGAGGGACCGCGGACGACGCATTCGTTAAGTGGGATGAAACGGATGGTCAATTTAATTTCAGTGACGGCATACAGGTAGCGACACAAACGGTCATTTCCGATTCCGGTCGTCATTATGCGTCAGACGGTACTGACGTAAAGGCCGCATATGGCTTTGATAGTAGTTCGAGCACAGGTCTTAGCTACGGCTCCAGCGGCAACCGTATTAAGTTCCTGTCGGGCGGCGCTGTGCGTGCATACATTCAGACGGGCACTGATAACCCGCAAACTGATACGTTCTATGTAGATGGTCGATCTACATTCACTGATCAGATTGCTGTAACCGGCGATGGTAATTCGGGGAATTGGAAGTCGGCATACGATTGGGGTAACCACGCTTCTGCGGGCTATCTTACAAGCGTAAGCTTCAGTGATATTGATGATGGTTCTGTTTTGTTATCGACAGAAACCTTTTCTGATAGCGATTCACAGCTTATGTCTGCCGCGGCGATTGATGACCGCATTCAGTCATACGGCTACACAACAAACGTAGGCGATATTACTGGTGTAACGGCTGGCACAGGTCTCTCAGGTGGTGGTTCGTCTGGTAGCGTCACATTGGCAGTTGATCTGTCAGAGCTAACGGACATGACTGCGGATGTTAACTCATCGCAAGACGAGCTTATCCTTTTGGACAACGGCGCTGACCGACGTAAAAAGTTCAACGAGATCCCAATCAATGCCTTCCGTACCAGCGGTGCTAATGATCTTGAGTTTGAAGACAACTTTTTAAAGCTCAACCAAACATCAACCGTTACCAGTCAGAACGGCGGTCTTTACGTTGCACGATCAGGCAGTAACCAAGATGCTGTTTTATTCTGGGATGAGTCACAAAGTAAGTGGAAGTTCGGTACAGAGGGACTCTCTAACTCCGTGGGTATTGGTGATATTACTCAGATAGAGATTACCTCTAGCGATGGCAGTATTAGTGGTACTGGCACCACGAACAGCGGTGATGCATCATTCGACCTTGAGGTCGCATCTATCGACGGCGGCACGTACTAATAGGTAGGAACCATGTCCCAGACGATTAAGCTAAAGCGGGGTACTACTACCCCGACTACTAGTAACATTGTAAGCGGCGAGGTGGCGATTGATACGTCGGCTCAGAAGCTTTACATCAATGACGCTGGGACAATCAAGGAGATCGGGGGCGGCTTAGGCTCAATCTCGGTCTCTGACGTTCCTAACCTACCTGCCTCTAAGATTACGAGCGGCACGTTTGCAGCGGCGCGTATACCTAATATATCTGGTGCAAAGATTACGTCCGGGACGGTAGCAGCGGCTCGCATTGCTAATTTAGCCGCATCTAAGATCACATCCGGTACGTTTGCAACGGCTCGTATACCAAGCTTGGCGGCAAGCAAAATCACGTCTGGCACTTTTGACGCCGCACGCATACCTAGCCTAGCGGCAAGCAAGATCACGTCCGGTACATTTGATGCGGCCCGTATTCCTACGTTAGACCAGTATGTAAAAACTGCTGGCGACACAATGTCTGGAAGGCTCGTCATTGAAGACTCTAGCGGCGGAGACGGCAGTTGGACGGGCGGAATATTAATTGACAATACGGCCACCGATGCTGGCGAACCAGCAATTGCCTTCCAAAACTCCGCAATGGGGTCTAATTACTGGATTGTCGGATCTAATCAAGACAACGAACTGCACTTTTCTTATGGCACCGTATTCCAAGATGGCAATACAAAACTAAACTTAAAAAGTGACGGTAAGCTGGGCGTAGGGACAGGTGCGAATGCTTTAACTCACAAGTTTAACGTTACAGGCACATCACTTTTAGACGGAGCGGTGCATGTAGCAGAGCATCTGTACCATGCCGATGACACAAACACGTATATCCGGCTTGAGAACGATCAAATCTCAATCGTCGCGGGAGGAACGACTAAGTTCCACAGCAGTAACACCTACCTAACAACGTCATCTACCATTAATGCCGACACAGTAGATAACCTACATGCGACTTCGTTCCTGCGCTCTGATGCGAACGATACGGCTACCGGGCAAATAACTATCAGCAATACTGCTGACGCTCAACTAAAACTAACGTCCCCCAGTTCTTGGACAGGCATTGGGTTCAATGACTCTGCCGCCGCAGGCTATCAATACATCTGGCACAACGGTGAGCACGGCACATTTGCTATTGGTGGTGGAGGCTCTAACGTATCCGGCAAAAAACTACACGTAGATGGTGGTATGACCGTCGGTGCCAACATGGACAGCACGGCTACAAACGCAAATGGCTTAACTGTTGAGCAAGACGTAACAGCTAAGGTTTTTGTAGATAGAGACAATTCTGCGTACTACGTCAATCCAGCAGGTTTACAGCGCCAAGACCAGATTTATGCTAACTGGGTAGGCATCGGCACAAGCAACAACACGTCGGGAAGCTACAAGCTCAACATGGGCGGCTCCATTGACATGAACAACAACCACGTTCATTACATCAATGAAGCACATTTTAACGGTGGCTCACGATTTAAAAGTGATGGTGGCGAAGGTCTAATCCTTAGATCTGGTAGTGCCAGTGTTTCTAAAATACGGCTTGGTACGAACAGTGATACGGCTCGTGGGTACTTGTATGCGAACAGTTCTAATGAAATTGGTTTATTAGACAGTGACCACCAGTGGGCGATCCGGCACTCACGCGACAACTACACTGAATTCCGTATCAACAACAGTGTTAAGGCGTACCTGAACAACGACCAGTTCTACCACACGTCTAGCATCCGTTCGCCAATTTTTTACGACAGAAACAACACCAACTACTACTTCCACGGTGACAGTGAGTCGCGTCTTGCAAACGCAAGGGTGGAGCGTTACTTCCAGTGGGCGCATGGTAAGCCGACCAACAACCTCGGCGACCCAACTGTCACTGAAATGGCGTTGTTTGATGAGCAGTTCAACAACAAGACGCTCGAACACGCTACAAGCAAAGTAACCTTCTGGCGACAGCAAACCAGTAGCAGTTCGTGGACTGAGTACACAGCAGTATCAGACAGTGAAAAGAAACAACTACTCCGAGGCGCTGCCACCTCTAGCCTGTCGATCCCTAATCTTGACTACAAGTTCCGCATCGAGGTAGACGCAGACGGATATACTTTTGCTAACGCTCTGTATATGTACTGGTCTAGCAACAGCCACAACACGCAGGTTCATATCTACAAGCGACGGTGTTCTGATAACGCGTGGATTCAACATACCAGTTCTAGCACCACTGTAAGTAGCTGGCCCGGACATTTGTACCTGCCGTTTTCCAACATCCCGTGGCACGAGACAAACACAACGTCTACAGGTCACTTTAACCGGATTCGTATTGAATTTATCCCCAACTGGTCTGGTCACGCTGATTACGGCGACCGTGTTATTAACTTGTACAAGATGCAGATCTGGGGCGGCTACCCAGCAGGACGCAGGACGCCGTACTACTACGATGAGAACTTGCAATACTTCTTCCCGCAGAATATTCAGGCGTACCGCTACTATGACCGTGACAACACGTCTAAGTATGTAGACCCAGCAGGTACATCTGAACTAAGTCACTTGAATGTGGCAAACAACATCACCGCCAGCGGCAACATTACGGGCGCTCGTGCAGCGTTTGGCGGCACAGCGCTTGGCTCTGGCGAAGACGTTCGTTTAGGCGGCATCCGTGGCAGGTTCTCTAACGAGCTGATTCACCTTTATAACCGAGTTAATATCGGCTACCCGAGCGGATGGGCTGGGCAAGGTGCACCTAACTACGGGCTGTCAACGCACGGCGGCGCTCAGTTTAACGTCGGAAATGTGAGCGGTGCTCCATTCACCTTTAATGGGCACACTATCTGGCATGCTGGTAATGATGGTTCCGGTTCCCAGTTGGATGCCGACTTGCTAGACGGGTTACAGGGTTCCTTCTACTTTAAGTCCTATACAAACAATAATGGCGGCTGGTCTCAGTCCAACAGAAATTTCAGTGTAAGAACTGGCGGTAATGCCGCTGGTCTACACATGGAAGAGTCTGACGGTACGTTTGCATTCCAGATATATGGCGACGGTGGAACGTATGGATTCTTAGATGGCGAGTGGGCTAACTGGGATATTAAGAAAACGAGAAACGGTACATTCCACGTTGACGAAGGCAGCGGTCTAAAGCGTGTTCTTAACGAAGCCAACTGGTCTAGCTATATAACAATCCCGACTTCATTACCTGCCAACGGCGGTAACGCAGATACAGTTGATGGGCAACATGCTTCTGCTTTTGCCCCTGCGGGCGGGTCGCTAAATACTAACTTCAACGTAAACAAGCTGACCGCAGACTCAGGGGCGAATATCGTTTCTACGTCGGCGAACCCGTTCCGTTGGCAACGAAGTGGAACTGGGCAAACAGGTCAAGACGATAACGTCACCGTGTTTGTAGATGACTCAAACATCTACTTTACACATAACAATGACGCCGATGGAGACGCATCGAGCTTCCACTTCCGCTACACCGCTGGTGGTAATGCGGTCACGATGACCACGATCAATTCGGATTATTTGCATCACTCCTCTGATATCCGTGCGCCCATTTTCTACGACACAGGGAATACCGGCTACTACGCAGACCCCAACGGAAACTCACGCTTGTACCGTAGTCACCTTGACTACATAGGTGTCGGCGCTGGTGCAAACAGCTCAGGTTCCTACCGCATCAACATGGGCGGTTCGATTGACATGAACGCCAACAACATAGACTACGTTAGTCAGTTGCACTTCAACGACAACGTCCGGTTCTATGATGACGGTAACGACAATTACCTTAACTTTAAGTACGGCGACGGCAACTACGGCGGCATCGTAGTTTATAACGGAGGCGGTACTCGCAAGGGGTACTTGTACGCCGACAACAGCGGCTTTGGTCTGCTAGACAACGACGGTCATTGGGCGCTTCGTACTCAGACAGGCACAAACCCTCTTGAGTTACGCTGTGACAACAACGTCGAATTTCAAGTCTTTAACTCGTACACGTTGTCGCCCGGATCGTCTCGTGCGCCTGTCTTTTACGATAGTAACAACAGTAGCTACTACGCTAATCCAGCGTCAACGTCTAACTTTAATGCCCTAAACGTAGGCGGTAGTCCTGTATGGACAAGTGGTAACGACGGTCCCGGCTCTGGGTTAAATGCCGACCTTTTAGACGGACTTGACCTGCATACTGGACGGAACAACAACGCAAATAAAGTTGTCCGAACTGACGGTAATGGCTACATACAGGCTGGTTGGATCAATACAACTAGTGGTGCGACAACTAATACATTAGACAGAATTTACGCTTCTAATGATGGATACATTCGTTACGTAACACCTGCGACTCTAGGCTCGCAACTTAGTTCGCATATCAATTACAACAACATCCAGAACAAGCCAACCATACCAGACACGAGCAACCTTGTTACTACCAATACTGCTCAGACAATCTCTGGTGCTAAGACGTTTACTGCAAACGTAGGTGTAAGCGGAAACATTAGCGCAAACTTCTATGCCTTTAACGGGGCGTACGTTAATGCTACGGCTGATGTACGTGCACCGATTTATTACGATAGAAACAACACAGCTTTTTACATACACGCTGACAGTGAATCGGTACTAGGAAACGTAAGAGCAAACGATTTCCGCTTGTCATCAGGTAATGGCAAAGGTGTACGTTTCTGGAACAGCAACTCATACAAAATCTATATGTCGTCTACTGGCGATAGTAGCTGGGGCGGACGCGCACCTTACGAGTCTACGTCTGACTACAATATGTACTTCCGCATGACAGGAGGCACTAACCGTGGTTTTGTGTTCCGTAGCGATACCACCAACGTAGCAGGTATTGACTCTTCCGGTAACTTCAACACAAGCGGAATTGTTAAAACGGGCAATGGCGCGGCTAGTGCACCAGCTTATTCGTTCACTGCTGACTACGACAGCGGAATGTTTAGTATAGGCAGTAACGCAGTAGGGTTCTCTACCGGTGGTACTCAAAGATTTAAGATTAACGCTAACGGTCTGTTGTTGACCGGCACTTCATCTCTGTACGTCAACGGTCAGCAGACGATTACGAATACTCGCGACATTATGAATGTCGTCAACTACCAGAACACCGATGGTCACATGCAGTTGCACCGCACCGGCGCGGCTCCTTTGATTATTAATCGAAAAGGAACTACTGGGTCTTCTGGTACGAGTCGCGGAGAGATACTTAACTTTAAGTCTGCATCTACCAAGATTGGACGCATCGGTTATGCACAGCCTTATGGCGGTTTGCTTTATTTTGCTACAGGCAACACGTCAGGTTACGGCGTAGGTGTTTATCACTTTTCAACTTCATCAGACCTTCGCCCAGTAACCCATACTGGAGCAAACAACGACAATGCTATGGACTTGGGCGCTACGTCTGCTCGATACGATGACGTATACGCTACTAACGGTACGATTCAAACGTCAGACCGTAATGAAAAACAGGACATACAGGCACTAACTGACGCTGAGACACGAGCAGCTACTGCATGTAAGGGGCTGATCCGTAGATTCCGTTGGGTAGACTCTGTTGCAGCAAAAGGCGATGACGCTCGTTATCACTTCGGTGCCATCGCACAAGACGTTGAGGCAGCGTTTATCGCCGAGGGACTAGACGCCGGGGACTATGGTCTCTTTATACGAAGCACATGGTGGGAGCACGAGGGGCACTCGTACCCAACAGCAGAGGCAGCACCTACTGGGGCCGTCGAGAAGACTCGGCTGGGTATCCGATACAATCAACTCTTTGCATTCATTATCAGCACCCTTTAATCAACATCTCTGGAGGAGATAACAATGTCAATGACATACACATGGGAAGTAACCGGACTGAAGAACACTTCGGACGGCACCATAGTACAAACGTACTGGAAAAAAACAGGAACTGACACAGACGGTAACAGCGGTTCATTTGCTGGCGCCACTCCTTTTGATAATGGAGATCCTTCGGACCCTGACTACATTGCGTTTGCAGATTTAACTGAAGCAGACGTGCTTGGCTGGATTCAAGCTGTAGTTGTAGATGACTACGAAGATCATGTAAATGCACAAATTCAAAAGCAAATTGACGGACTAGCAGTAACTAATGTCGATATGCCTTGGGCAACTACAGATACAGAAGAGTAAGCGCTAAAAACTGCAATGCGCGATCACATGCTTAGTGCGAAGAACGCTGGCACAATGCCGGGTAGCTTCAGTAGCGATCATGTTGTGGTCAGCGAGACTGAGCTGCGTTTCGTAATTTAAGGAGATACCGATGGAACAAAATGAAATGACTGAAGAACAATTCTTCCTCAACCAGAGGCTTGAGTCTCTGGCGCGTCAAAACGCACAGCAGGCGTTGCGTATTGCAAACCTTGAAGCCGAGCTTGACCTCATCAGGGCTCGATCTGAGCAAGACGGCGTAGAGGCTGTCGAAGAGGAAAAGGCGGCCTAAATGGCCGTCATTACCGCGGCGGCGGTACAGCAAAACAGAACGTATGTGGCGTCGGGCTTTGTTGAGGACGACTACATTAGAGACGATAAGCAGCCTACATCGACATCAATGATCGGCAGTGGCTTAGTTCTTCTTGGCGGTCATCTTGCAGAGGCCACATCGACGCAGCTCACGGCGGGTAACTACACCGTTTCCCCGGGATATTTGTCGGCTAGTGTCGGCAATATGCTTACGAGCGCTAATTTTATTATCAACTTGGCGTCGGTAACGTCAGCGTCAGCGGAAATGGACTGTCCCGGTAGGTTAAAATGGAACCTAAAAGGCGGTATCCCTACAGAATGGGGTGGTGAGGATACAACTACAGTCACTTGGGAAGATGATGCCCCAGTGACATCGACGTTCACGCGGAGACAGGCACAAAGTTCCACGTGGAACAAAGTAGAGATCACAGAGGAGAGCCCTTTCGGGTAAATAGATATGGCAGACAGCACTACTACTACGTTTTCGCTGAAGAAGCCCGAGGTAGGCGCTTCCGAAGACACTTGGGGCGGCAAGCTCAACGATAACTTTGACAAGCTCGATGAGCTGTTAGACGGCACTACGGCCATACAGCCGAATCTGACCGAAGGCTCGTGGAAGGTAGGTGGCACGGCTATTAGTGCTACTGCAGCAGAGCTGAACACTTTGGACGGCGTAACGGCAACGGCGGCAGAGCTAAACATCCTCGTTGGCGTGACATCAACTGCTGCAGAGCTAAACATCTTAGACGGCGTTACTGCAGACGCAACAGAGATTAACTTGCTTGATGGTCTTACTGCGACGACTGACGAATTAAATTATTCGAGCGGGGTCACTTCCGACATACAGACGCAAATCGATGCAAAGACGACGTTATCTGCCGTTTACCCAGTAGGCTCTATCTATATCAATGCCAGCGATAGCACTAATCCGGGCACCCTATTAGGGTTTGGTACGTGGGAAGCGTTTGGTGCTGGTAAGGTGCCTGTCGGCATCGACAGTGCTGATACCGACTTTGACACTGCTGAAGAAACTGGTGGTGCAAAAACCGCTACCGTCGACACAACCGTTCCAGATGATGGATGGGGCTCTATACAAACAAACGGCAAGATGCCTGAGCCAACGACATCTGGGCGTTTAATCACGGGCTCTGGAAATTCAGAAAACAACGAAAATTTAGAGTCTCTTGCGCACGCATCTGGCGACCGCACGTTTACGTCAACTTCTGCCGATGTCGTGCAGCCATACATCGTAGTCCATATGTGGAAGCGTACTGCGTAAGGAGTCGTTATGCCGATGAACACTGTAGACATTCCCGCGGGAGTTTACCGGCACGGTACTGATCTCGAAGGCACCGGCCGTTGGCGTGACGTCAATCTTGTGAGATGGCGTAATGGCTCGCTTATGCCTATCGGTGGATGGGAAGAGCGCATCAAGGGTGGAACAACTGACACGTTTACGGCGTCAGCAAATCAAAAAGCGTTTATTTTTACCTTTGCAACGCCAGATCGCGAGACACAGATTTCGGTATTTAAAAATGGAAATTTGCAGCCAGAAAGCGCGTATTCGATCACTCTCAGCACTAAAAGCGTGGTGTTTTTTCAGCGCTGTGACGCTGGCGATATTGTGGATATTAAACTGACGCTGCTCGATAAGCCTGTGCGAGGCGTCATCGCTTGGGTCGATAACTCTTTTAACACGAATATGGCAGTCGGAACCTACGCCAGCCTTTATTACCTCAGCGCCAACAATGCTGTCACCGATATTACGCCATCAGGGTTTACCACAGGGTCAGAAAACGCTTCGCAACGATCTGGTTTCGGAGCTGCAAATTTTGGTGAGGGTTACTTTGGAACACCAAGAACGTCTACCGGAGAGTTTCAAGAAGCTACAACTTGGGCTTTAGATAACTGGGGTGAATATTTAGTCGCGTGTTCTGTTGATGATGGGAAGCTTTACGAATGGCAGTTAGATAACGATACCGCTGCCGCACAGATTAGTAATGCGCCAGTGAATAATCTTTCTCTCGTTGTGACCGGGGAGCGCTTTTTGTTTGCTCTTGGTGCTGGCGGCAATCCGCGGAAAGTGCAGTGGTGTGATAAAGAAAACAACACCGATTGGACGCCAACAGCTACGAATGAAGCGGGTGATTTCGAGCTGCAAAGCAATGGCGAAATATTAAGCGGGCATCGTTTGCGCAGCCGAACGCTGATCCTTACGACAACGGATGCCCATGTGGCTAATTACATCGGTCCACAGCTAGTGTTTAGCTTTGACCGTGTAGGTACTGATTGCGGTGCCATATCCCGTCACGCGTGTGTTTCGCATATGGAAGGTGCGTATTGGATGGGCTCCAAGAGCTTCTTCTTTTACAACGGAAGCGCCGTGCAAGAAATGCCTTGTGATGTGTTGGATTATGTATTCACTGACATTAACAACGACCAGCGCTCTAAGGTCACTGCAATGAATAATGCGCAGTTCGGAGAGGTGTGGTGGTTTTATCCCTCAGGAGGCAGTGTCGAAAATGATCGCTACGTTGTCTTTAACTATCAAGAGCGCTATTGGAATATTGGTACTCTCGATCGCACTTCTGGTTTTGATGCTGGTGTTTTGCGTCACCCTATTATGTTCGATTCTGCAGGCAAGTTTTACGATCATGAAAACGGCTTTGATCACGAGGGTAACGCGCCGTTTGCCGAGTCGGGTCCGATTATCTTCGGGCACAACGTATTCAAGGTAAACGAAATCATCCCGGATGAAAAAAATCAGGGTGATGCTACGCTGACCTTTAAGACGCGCTTTTATCCTAACGGCGAAGAAAGCACGCATGGTCCATTCGACACAGCGAACCCAGTAACGACTCGATTTAGCGGGCGTCAGGTGCGTATGCGTGTAAACGGCACTGAGCTGCGCAACTGGCGTTTTGGTGTTCAGCGCCTCAATGTCATTCCGGGCGGTAATAGATGAGCTTCGCACCCCCACCAACGGGTCCAGAGTGGAAGGGATGGGGGGAGCTGCTCGTGCAGTACCTCAATCGCGTGCGCTCTTTGCTGCAGTGGAAGGAAGGAAATAACACCGCTGCCGATGACGGCATGATCCTATGGGATAACACTAACAAGTATCCAGTAGTCAGTTCTGGCGGCGTTTTTAAGCAAATTGTGCTTGCTGACGGTCACGGCGACTTCCAAATTACATCAGATTACGCGTATGCGGCCGCTGACACGACGTACACGCTCACTTACACGGGCGATAGTGCAAATCATGGTCTTACGCAAAGCGGCTCTCAAATCGCGTTTGACGAGCCCGGGCATTACCTTGTGAGCTTCTCTGCGCAGATTTATAGCAGCAGCGCAAGCACGGTAGAGTTTGCATTTTGGCCTAAGGTCAATGGCAGCAATCTCGGCGGCAGCACAATGCGTGTGGCTCTGCACGGTAACGGGGAGACAACGGTTGTCAGTAGAGCTGTGGTTATTGAGGCAGATGCAGATGATTATTTAGAGGTTGCGACAGCCTGTGACAGCACTAATGGCAGCCTAAAAGCGTTTGCTGCCGATGGTATTTCAGATGAGCCTGCGTGCCCGGCGACCACTTTGACAATTATACGAGTCCATAGGTGATATAATTGACTAACTTGATTGATGAGCTGTATCGCTGCAAGCCGTGGATAGAGGCAGCATTAGAAAGAGCTGATGGTACGCATACCATGCATGACATCATCGATAGTGTCATCAAAGGAACCATGCAGTTCTGGCCTGCGCCACGAGGATGCGCGATTACAGAGATTATTCAGTACCCCGGGAAAAAAGTGTTTCATGTTTTTTTAGCAGCCGGGGAGCTTGATCAGATTGTTGATATGGACAGCTCTGCTGTCGAATTTGCAAAAGTAAACGGGTGCTCTGGAATGAGCATTGCAGGCCGAAGAGGCTGGGCGAAAGTTTTAAAAGATAAGGGTTACAAGGAAACCTTTACCGTACTAACGAAGGATATCTGATATGTCAGGTGGCAAGGGCGGAAGCCAAAGCACAAAGGTCAAAATACCGCAGTACATCGAAGACGCTGCACGTCGGAACCTAGCGCGCGCAGAGGAGCTGGCAGAGGTCGGTTATATGCCGTACTACGGCCCTGAGGTCGCTGCGTTCAATCCAATGCAAACGCAAGCGTTTCAGAATACTGCAAATGCTGCGGCGGCGTTTGGCCTTGGGGCACCGATGGATGTAATGGCTGGCATGCCGCAGGCGCAAGACTTCGGTAACGGCATGATGGGCTACGGCAGTGGAGATCTTTTCCAAGGTGCTGTCGATCAGTTCGCTGCTAACAACCCGGCGCAGTACAACCAATATACGCAAAACTTTAGCGGTCCCTTAGCGAGTAACGCACAAGGGCCCTACGGACCATATAGCCCTGTGCCCGGTGGCGGCGGCAAAGGTGGTCGTATGCCCACGGGACCATTGGGTGGCGGGATGCCACCCGGATCAGGAGGACAAGTCTAATGGCAGGAGCAGCTCCAGCAGGCGGTCAGGCGCAAGGCGCTCAAGGCGGTCAGCCAGCGACAGGTGGCAAGGGTGGCGGCGCAGGCGGTCAGCCAAGCGTTTATCAGCAAGCGGCCGGTGGTCAAAGTGCGGCAATGGCCGGTACTGCCGCGGGTATGGGTTACAGCCCACAGCAAGTGCAAGCTGGGCAACTAGCTAACACTGATCTCAGCGCTTACTACAATCCTTTCGAAAATCAGGTCGTGCAGCAGAGCCTGCAGGACATTGGTCAGTATGCACAGCAGCAAGGCAATCAGCTCGCAGCGCAAGCGCAGCGCGCGGGTGCGTTCGGTGGGTCGCGTAGTGCCATTTTAGAGTCGCAAGCAAATGAGGCGGCTCTACAGCAAGCGGCACGAACAGCGTCAGGTCTGCGGTTGGGCGGATTCCAGAATGCACAGCAAATGGCAATGCAGGATATCGGCAACCAACTTAACGCTGATCTTGCCAATCAGGGCGCTGATCTGACTGGCGCGAATCTGCGTTTAGGCGCTGCTAATCAGATGGGCGGCTTGGCTAATCAAGCGTTTAATATGGGTAACACCCTCAACAACCAACTAATGACTCAGGGCACTATGCAGCAAATGTTGCAGCAGCAGATCTTTGATCGAGCCAGAGGTCAATTTGAGGGCTATCAAAACTTCCCGGCGCAGTCGCTTAGCTTCATGGCTCAAGCGCTGGGTGCGACACCGACACCGCAGTCTCAGACTACGTCGCGCCAGCCCGGCTTGTTTGACTATCTCACCCTCGGATTGAGTGCAATGTAATGGGTGGCTCAGCTTCTACATCATCACCATCACCGGCTCCTAGCGGCGGCGCGCCAGCGAAGAAAGAAGAGTTTGGCATTTTAAATTTTCTCGTCGAAGACGAAGAGAAGCGTAAAGAGCTGCGTGCGAAAGCTGAGGCAATGTCGGAAGCAGCAGGGTCAATGAAGCCACTACAGACTGCAGCGCCAGCGCCTATTAACGTCAATGGAGGGCTTTTACAGCAGCCCGCTATTATACCGATGAGCCCCGCGGGCAGTGGTGTTTACGGAATGGACCCGACCAAGATGGAAGGCGGGCTCGATAAATTCATGAAATTAGTGGGGACATTCTTTTGATTAATCCACAGATGAGTCCAGTAAGCCCTGCTGTTTTGGCAATGCAGGAAGAGATGGAGCGCCGTCGCTTAGCGAAGGTGCAAGCTGAGAACATGGCAAGCCAGCAAGGCCTGATGGCGAGGCTTGGAATGGGGCCTAAGTTTAATGAGCAGGGTCAGCCCACACTCATGACGCCAAACCAAGATCAGGCCATCAATGTCGAAATGCAGAAGATGGTCAACTTGCAGGGCGCTCCAGCACGCGAAAACTTTATGCGAGGCATGGCTGAGGTAGAGGCGGCAACAGCGGCACAAGCGGCTCGAAATGCTCCGCCAAAGCCGACCTTTATGAATCGTGTGGGTGCAGCTATCGGCGACCGAGTACGCGATCCAGCATGGCGCGCCCGGATGGCAGCGGCCATGAACAACATGACACTTAATCCGAACCCAGCGTTTCAGCAGGCTATGCTCAATCGCTCTCAGGGTATCGTTCAAGGCAGACAGAAGGCTCAGTCAGAGCAGCGCATCGGGAACGCAACCGTAGACTACCTGCGTAAGCAAGGTATGACAGACCTCGCAGCGCTGGTAGAGAAAGAGCCAACGCTTAGCACTGCCGTAATGTCGTACCTACTACGCGATCCTAAGCAGGCCCCGGCGGTATTGCAGCAATATGCGTTATGGAAGGCTGAAGGTAATGAGGGTGGTCTGAATGAGTTTTTGACGCTCGCAAGACCAACGACAACTATCGATCTCGGAACGCCACAAAACAAGGCGCTGACAGAGAATTTAGAAAAATACATGACGTCTGCCAGCACAGCGTCGAACAGCTTACAGGCTCTCGGTTATTTGCAAATGCTAGGCGGCACTGTTGCAACCGGGCCATTTGAGCAAACGAAGGCAACAGTCCGTTCGTTGGCTGCTAGTTTGGGCGTTCCGGTCGACGAGACACAGCTCGGTAACGCGCAGCAACTAGAGGCATTTACAAACAATTTGGTGGCAGAAGAGCTGCGCAAGAATAAAGGTCCGCAAACGGATTTTGACGCACAATTCAGCAAGTCGTTCTTGCCAAGCTTGGGTGACACGCCAGAAGCGTTCCAAATGAAGCTTAAGTATTTGCGTTCTCGTAATCTCCGCGATGTCCTGATAGGCAACTACGTTAACGACAACATCACCTTTGATGATACGACCAAAGATTTAGCGACTCGCAAACAAGCTTCGAAGTATGATTTGAGCATTCCTAGTGTTACGCAAATCGAAGGACAATACTTAACGCTTGCCGATTTCTATGAACAAGGCCGCGGTGATGGTCTCAATGACCAGCAAATTCTCGATGAGTGGTTCGATCTAACAAAAGGTGACTTACGACGATGACGCCAGCAGAAGAGCGAGCTAAGAGAGCGTTGAGCAGGTCTCAGCCGAGCCAAGAGGCTATGGCTGCCATCTACCCAGAAAGCAGGCCTCAGGACTATGCGCGCAGTATCGCTCAGGGTGCGACCTTCGGCTTCGGTGATGAAATAGAGGCTGCAATCGCGGCGATCGTTCCCGGCGGCGAGGGCTACGATGATCGAGTAAAGCGCGTTCGCTCAGAGCTGAAAGCTTGGCAAGAGGCTAACCCCGGAACAGCAATGACAACCGAATTGGCTGGTGCAATTATCCCGGCGATTTTGACCTTCGGTTCTGGCGCAGCCGTTAGTGGTGGTGGCGCACTGGCTCGCGGCGTTCGTTTAGCGAAGGTAGGAGCTGCTGAAGGCGGTCTAGCTGGTGTTGGCTACTCTAATGCTGAGTCAGCAAAAGAGGCTGCTGGCGGCTTCATTGGTGGAGCTGCGACAGGCATGATTGTTAGCCCAATACTGGGTGTCGCTGGTTCCGGTGTTGTAGACATCGCAAAAAATATGTTCGGAAACGGCGCATCAAGCATTGTAAACGCTGAGCTTCGCAGGCTTGCTGAGTCTACTGGAAAGTCGGTAGACCAAATTGTCGATGATGTGGCGAACGGCCGTATCATGGCTGAAAACGAAACACTCAAGGCGGCCGTGAAGGTTTACACGCAGCGCAGTGGCGCAGAAGGCGTGAAAGCTGTGGAAAAAGCGAAGGATCGGCAGCGTAGCACCAGCGTGCAGGCTCAAAGAACCATTCGTAAAGGTTTGACGCCGGACAATCTAAAGCTTGACGACAATTTGCGCGCGGCATTTAAAAGATCTGATGAAGAGCTACGGCTGCTTGAAAAGCGTGATTATGCTGAAGCGTTTCCAAAGGGAACAATCGTCCCTGATGAATTGAGTCTTTTGGTAACGGATGCAGCAAATCGCGTACCGCAGGTAATTTCTGACCTAAACAAGATCAGCAGAGCAGAAGGTTTGCCGCCCCTATTCAAGAAAAATAGAGAGACCGGCTTTTACGAAGCGACACGTCCGCTCGATATGATGGACGTAGAAACTGCGCGCCGGGTGCTGCGTGATCAGTCTGACTCATTGTTCCGCAGCGGGCAGGGCACGGTAGGCACTTCGGTAGCATCGATACGAGATGAGCTGCAGGACGCGTTCTACAAAACATATGACGGCTCAGATGGTGGGCGCTCAGTCGAAAGCGTGGTCAATGCAGCGGCTGTACGGCGACAGCGTAGTGATGCGTTTGAGGAAGGCAGGAAGGCGCTCGGTAAGGGCCTTGAAGACGTTGAGGTGATGGTTGAAGACTTGTCACCAGAAACAGTGGCTGCGTTCCGGGCGGGTTTCATGTCCGCCATTAGAAACAAGCTGCGAGCGCAAGAAGCGCCAATGGGGCAATTTGCCAGTGAAAACAGGCTAGGAGCCAAGCTGCGGGTCGTATTCCCGGAGGCGGATCTGCCTACTTTACAGCGCGATCTAGACACGGCTCGCGGCGCGGAAGAGCTAGTGCAATATTTAAAAGGGCAAAGCTCTACTCAGCCGATGCAAGATGCTGCATCGCAAATTGGAACCGGCACTGTGAATGTCGCGGCTAATTTAGCGACTGGAAATATGCTAGGCGCTGCGCAGGCTGGGGTACAAGCGCTGCAAAGGATGGTGGCATCTGCAACACCAGAGTTGACGCAAGAGCAGCACGCGCAAATTTTGCGTGTCTTAATGAACGAATCCCCCGGCATGGTAAGAGACGCTCTGACAGACAAAACGCTTGCAGAGCGCATTACGCCAATCATCAGACAAACATCAGCTAGGCTCGGTCATGGCATAAGACAGCAGGGTGCTGTGCAGGTCGGTGGCAACGTCGGCGGTATCTTGGGTGAGGAATACAGATGACATTACGGAAACTCGATGCTGGCGACGTAGAGTCAATCGTCAGAGACGCGGTAACAGAGGCAATTGATTTCGTAGAGTCAGAGATTGCTGACGAGCGAGTCAAGGCGCAGCGCTATTTCGATGGCGCAGTGGATATTGGTGATGAAGACGGTCGCAGCTCCATTGTTGCGACAAAGGTCCGTGACACTGTCCGAGCTATCAAACCGTCTCTAATGCGTGTCTTTTTGTCGACTGACAAGCCCGTCGAGTATGTTCCCCGGGGGCCAGAAGACGTGCAGGTGGCAGAGCAGGCCACAAAGTATATGCACTATCAGTTCTCTGAGCTAAATGGCTACCGGGTACTCAACGATGCAATGCATGACGCGCTGGTGAAGAAATGCGGTGTCGTAAAGGTTTACTGGGACGATTACGAAGAGCAAGAGGTTTACGACTTAACCAACCTAAATGATCAAGAGCTAGGCCTACTGATACAAGAGAAGGGCCTTGAGGTGCTTGAGCGTAAGACAGAGATGTCGATGCAGATCGGTCCTGAGGGTGTAGAGGTCGAGGTGCCATATCACTCAGTAAAAGTGGCCCGGAGCACGTCTAGCGGCAAGATGTGTGTTGAGAGTGTTCCGCCAGAAGAGTTTTTTGTGAATCGGGACGCTCGGTCTATCGATGATGCTTACATCGTCGCTCACCGCACTGAGATGCGTGTAGGCGACCTCGTGGCTATGGGGTACGACTATGACGACGTCTATGACTTAGGCGGCGATAGCGACACTGACAGCTACGCTGAGGCGGAGCGCTTTGAGCGTCGTGGCTATGATGAGACTGACGACACACAAAGCTACATGGACCCAACGATGCGTGTTGTGCTCGTAACTGAGTGCTACATGAAAATCGATACAGAGGGCACCGGCATACCGCAGCTCCACAAAATTACGTTAGGGGGCAACAAGTACAAGCTTCTCGATTACGAGCCTTTTGCTCACATACCGTTTGCTGTGTTTGAAGTCGATCCTGAGCCTCACACATTCTATGGTCGTTCGATTGCTGATCTGATCATTAACGATCAGGATGCTTCGACAGCAATGCTGCGAGGTGTGCTAGATAACGTCGCTTTGACTAACAATCCACGTATTGAGATTGTTGATGGCGCTGTCAATGTGGATGATCTACTCAATAATGAGATTGGTGGTGTTATACGTGTCAAACAATCTGGCTCTATAAACACGCAGGCTGTCCCATTTGTCGCTGGTCAGACCCTGTCTGCCTTACAGTATTTCGATCAGCAGGTCGAAGACAAAACAGGCGTCACAAAGTCGTCTACCGGGCTCGCAGCAAATGCCTTGCAAAATCAGACGGCAACAGCAGTACAGGCTACGGTCACAGCGCAGGCTGCACAGATAGAGGTAATGGCGCGCAACCTAGCAGAAGGCGGTATGCGACAGCTATTCAAACTCATGCTGAAGTGCATGGTTGAGAATGTTGATGAGCAGGTCATGATGCGTCTTAGTGGTGATCAGTATGTCCCGGTCGATCCTCGATCTTGGAATGCTTCCATGGATCTCAGCATCAACGTAGGGCTCGGAACCGGGCAAGAAGACCAGAAGGTCGCAGTGTTGAATCAAGCGCTTGGTATGCAAATGCAAATATTTCAAGCGTATGGCCCGGGTAACGGCATGGTGTCGCTAACTAACATTCGTAACACGTTGGCTGATATCCTTGCTATATCCGGGGTGCGCAATTCTGACCGTTACTTTATGCCAATGAATCCACAGCTTGAGCAGCAGATGCTGCAGCAGCAACAAGCGGCACAGGGACAGCAGCAAGCCGATCCTAATGCAGCGTTCTTGCAAGCAGAGCAAATGAAGATGCAGGCTAAAATGCAGTCAGATCAGGCTAAAATGCAGCTAGAGATGCAGAAAGCGATTGCGGCAGATGACTTGAAACGCGATCAAATGGACCAAGATTTATTGCTGTCGGCAGCAGAGCTGTTGGGCAAGTATGGAACAGCCGTAGAGGTCGAGCGCATCAAGCAGATGCAAAACGAGCCTAGATACCAGCAATGAATATAAAGGATAGAGCGACTCATGTTCGCAGGCTGCAAGAAGATGAGGCCTTCAACATGATGATCGAAGAGATTAAGGAGGACGCGGCCAACGTCTTCCTAAACCCGCACTCTTCTAAGGAAGACCGGGAGGAAGCCCATCACTTAGTGAGGGCGTTAGCAAAGTTCGAGGATCGTATGGCCCAAATCCTAACGGATGAGGCGATCCACGACAGAAACGAGAGGAGATCAGTACCGTGGAAGCGACTGATGAATTGAGCAACGACGCAACGATTAACGATGCGCTAGAGTCTTTATTTACACAGCAAGCAGCGGAACCTACTGCTCAGGCAGAGGATACCTACGAGGAAGAGGCCGAAGAGGCTGAGTACGAAGAGGTAGACGAGTCGGAGGTACAGGAAGAAGAGGTAGACGAGCTTGATGACGATGAAGGCGAGGAAGTCGACGAAGAGGAGGCTGAAGAGGAGTCTGATACATACACCGTCAAGGTCGACGGCAAGGAGTATGAGGTAACCCTCGAAGAGCTAAAGCGTGGCTACAGCGGGCAAGAATTTATCCAGAAGGGTATGGCCGAGGTCGCTGAGCAACGTAAAACTTTTGCCGACAAGCTCAAGCTCGCAGAGCAAACTAACGCTCTACTGGAGCAGGCGAAGCAATACCAAATGCAGTTGAACCAACGACAACAGCAGCCCGGCTTTGGTGTGCCGCCAACACCTCCAGACGAAAGTCTCATTGAAACAGACTTCGTGGCCTACAATCAGGCAGAGGCTCGCTATAGACGCGAATTGCAGGAGTACCAAGAAGCCGTGCAGCTCCAGCAGCAAACAGAGCAGTATGTCCAGCACGCTCAAGAGCAGGCACAAAGGGCATACGTTTCGGAGCAGCTAGAAACTCTCAAAGCAGAGATTCCAGAATTTGCTAACCCGGAAACAGCACCCGCGGCGCGTGATCGCATCTTGCGCACTGCGGAGAAGTTTGGATTTACGGCAGAAGAGATCGCTGGTGTTACCGATGCACGCACCATTCGTATCCTTCATCGTTTTGCGGAATTGTTAGAGGTCGAAGCAGGCGCTGACAAAGCCATTAAAGACGCTAAGCCAAAACCCAAGCGCGTTGTGAAAGCGGGCGCAAAGAAGCGGCAAAACCGAAACAAGAAGCAGCAGGATGCGCGAGCCCGCATGAAAAAGAGCGGGAGCATGGATGATGCTCTCGAATATTTATTTACCTAAATTGAGGATATAGTCATGGCACAGGTATCTAATACCCATGATTCATACGACATGAATTCAATCCGTGAGGACTTGTCGGATGTGATCTACAACATCTCGCCCACAGAGACACCTTTCCTGTCTTCGTGTGCAAAAGTTTCAGCGTCTAACACTCTGCACGAGTGGAGCACTGACACGCTTCGCGCGTCAGCAGATAACGCGCACATCGAAGGTGACGAGACCACTTTCGAGGCACGCACCAGCGTAACTCGCCTCGGAAATCGTACTCAGATCTTTAAGAACGCGGTTATCGTTTCCGACACCGACGCAGGTCTTTCAAAGGCTGGCCGAGGCAAGGAAATGGGCTACCAAATTCTGCAGGTTCTGTCTGAGCAGAAGCTTGATATGGAGCGCGCGTGCTTCCTAAACCAAGCGGCGGTCACTGGCTCATCTACTGTGGCTCGCAAGATGGCCGGTCTCGGTGCATGGGTCGCAACTAACACATCAAAGGGCACTGGCGGTGCTGATTCTAGCGGTGACGGCTCTGATGCACGTACCGATGGTACTCAGCGTGCGTTTACTCAGGCGCTCTTTGATGACGTTATGCAGTCATGCTGGGAGAGTGGAGGTAACCCCGATAAGGTTTACCTAAACGCATTCCAGATGACCAAGGCGCTTGCGTTCACTGGTATGAATAACCAGCGTTCTACTATCGGCGCTTCTGTCGGTGGCACAAACGCTGTAATCAACGCTGTCGACGTATATGTGACTCCATGGGGGACCGTCGAATTCGTTCCTTCTCGCCAATGTCGTGCGCGTGATGTGTACGTTATCGAGAGCGACAAGTTCGCGATTGCGACACTACGTCCAACCAAGCAAACTGAGCTTGCGAAGACTGGTGATGCAGCTAAGCGTCAAGTGGTTACAGAGGCGACTCTGGTTAGCCGCAACGAAGCAGCTTCTGGTATGGTCGCAGACCTTACAACTTCGTAAGAAGCGTGGCACTTAGGGCCCTTCGGGGCCCTTTTTTTTAATTGGAGTTAGTTATGTACAAGGTAGTTAAGTCGAACATTTGGTATGACTTTAAAAAATACAGCCGTGGCGATCTTATCGATTTGTCAGAAGACGGCGCTAGAATCTTGGGTAACGCCGTAGAAGAGGTCGATGAGCCCAAACCAAAAGCTAAGCCGAAAGCTAAGCGTGCGCCTAAAAAGAAGGCTGCAGAATGAAGATAAAAGAGAAGGTTAGTGAGCACGATGGCAAGCTGATCGTCGAAAAGCAGTATGACAATACCGCATATTTGGACCGGGCTAAGCAGCTCCGCGATAGCGGTATCGGCGTCAGCGGAGATAAAGAAAAGTGGCTAGTCGGTACTGTGCCAATGCATATGCTAGAGCAGTGGATGAAAGACGAGAATGTGGCGTGGGATGATGCTGCAGGACGTCAGCGAGTAATCCTTAAGTACCTCAACGATCCTAACTTTAAGAAGCTACGTGTTAAAGAAGGCCGAATCTAAATCGGTTTTGCATCTCAAGATCGACGCTCTAAACGAGCAGATCGAGACGTTAGTCCGCGAGCGTGACGCACTCTACCGGCTGTCGATAGGAGATTTCAATGAAGTCATTACTGATGCGGAGTATTCTGTTGTCGCTGATAGCGATGTCGGCCTACTCCCAAGAGCCAGAGATTTTACCTGAGGCAGACGGTGTGCCAGAGCCTCGGGGTGACAATGTTGAAGGCGACCTTAACTCGGTCAACAGCAACAACGGCAACATTAATAACTCTCGCACCTATCAAGGCATGGGCAGTAATGGTATGCCCGTAAATACAGCAGTCGCACCTAGTCTGCTCAGCTCGGGTGTGCAATCTTGCTTGCGCAGCACATCGAACGGCGTACAGGGCTTTACCTTTGGTATATCCCGGGGCACATACGAGCAAGATCCCATGTGTAATTTAAGAGCTAACTCGTTGGTCTTGAATCAGCTCGGACTTAAGATCAGTGCCGTTAGCCTCATGTGCTCCGATCCCGCTGTCTACAAAGCACTACTAATATCAGGTTCACCGTGTCCGTTAGTAGAACGTGGTAAAATCGTAGTCGGACGTCGAGCCTACCTAAAGCTTAAAGAAAACCCGGAGCTATATGTGACCGGGTATGCTGAAGATAAAGAATGGTACGACGCGATTCTCGGCGTTGGGGAAGAGGATGATGAGGATGTTTTACAAGACACTGGCGGGTCTCTCTCTGATCGTTTCCGTGCCAGCAGCAGCGAATGAGCTGGACGATCTAGTCAATACGTCTAAGGCGCTTCGTGAGCAATTTGCTAACGGCATCATGGTCGTCGGCGGTGTGGCGCACTGGGCCCCGATGGGAGGCATTGCCAGCGAAGATATCCTCGCTAACAAAGACGCATATATCACTGCTGAGAAGCAGCTTGCGTACAACCAAGCCGTGCAGGCAATGAAAGACGCCACATTCAACAACATGGGCGCACAAGAATATTACGATCAACAGGCTCAGGCGGCGATGGATGACGTCAACGAGGCGATTGATAACTACGTAGACGCTGCTACAGCGCTGATAGAGGTCGCAACCCTATCTAACCTCGCAGAACAGGAGCAAGGCGCACCAGACGATTCTGGCGCTCTTGAGGTGCAGAATTACATCGAGGCTAACGATGTCTCTGTGGTTTTGACCGATGAGGAAGTGACGACATACAACCAAGCACTCGATGATGTGACTGATGCTGCAGCTACGGCAGCGGCTTTCTATAGTATTGCGAACGATCCTGAGATGATCTCGCAGGCTAACGACAATGCATCACAGTATGCGGCGAGCTTCAGTGAAGCCGACAATGCGTATTTCGATCGTGCTGGTGGCGTGGTTAGCGTAGCGTTTGCATCTCATAACATGAGCGTGCTACTCGATGTCAGCGGTGCATACGTCCAAGATATCGATATCATGCAGGCAGGATCTGAATCCATGTTTTATTACACGAGCCCGGAAGGCGGTTGTTGGTTCGCTATGGATAAGCAGGCGTGCTTAGAGGAGGCTGGCGTATATGGCAGCCCTTGAGGACGTCGAGGTAAATGTTGCGGGCACCTCAATTAAGGGTGTTTGGATAGGCATTGTTCTGAGCTTTGGCAGTAGTTTGGCTGCGGGAATTTATGCGAGCGCAGAGTTTTTTGGCCGACTAGAGGCTCTAGAAGACGCTGTGAGCGGCGCAGAGCAAACGGCCGCTATCTTAGAGGGTAAGTTCGATTTTCTTGCTGACGCGCAAAATACAAAGCTGCAGGAGTATCAGGTATCAATATCCGGGATGGAGCAGACGCTCCAAGACAATGATATTGCGCAACTTGGCGCTAAACTTGCGGAGCTGGGTACGCAGTTAGACGCCATCGTCACTGCGCAGGGCCAGCTCTTAGATATGCGAGAGCGTATAGCTACTATTGAGCGCACAAACGGCGAGACGGTGCTTACGGTAAAAAACAAAGTAGAGGCACTAGAGCGGTCTGAGACTGTCTTAAAGAGAGTTAATACCGAGATCGAAAATCTATGGGAGGCATTAGACTCCCTACCATTTAGTAGTGAGTAGTATGAATCAAGCAGAGGAGGCGCTGAAGCGCATCGAGATACACGAGGCTGAATGCAAAATGCTGCGAGAGATGATCGATTATCGTCTGGAGCAGGGTCAGCAGCGCTTTAATAAGCTGGAGCGTATGATAATGGCGATGTATCCATTTATGATCGCAGTGGTCGGTGCAGCGAGCTATTTCGGATGAATTTTGACAAGATCAAAGGTTTGGTTGGGAGCTTAGCTCCCACGTTAGGTACAGCTCTTGGTGGCCCCGTAGGTGGCGCTGCAGCCGGGATGTTGGCAGAGGTGCTGGGTTGTGATCCCACGCCACAAAAGATCGAGCGTGCGCTACAGACTGCGACACCGGAGCAGCTAGCAGAGATTAAGAAGGCTGAGATAGCGTTCGAGACGCGCATGAAAGAGCTGGAGGTCGATGTCTACGCGTTAGAGACGCAAGACGTACAAGATGCTCGCAGAAACTTCGCGCGTGATTGGACGGCTCGCATCATTGCCTTAGCGATGGTGTTTTTCTTCTGTGGCTACATAGCGATGATTACGATCATGCCGCCAGAGCAAAACAGTATGGAGCTGATAAACCTCGTGCTGGGCTACATGGGCGGGCTAGTTTCCGCGGTAGTGAGCTTCTATTTTGGCAGTAGTCAGGGCCGGGAATGATGAACGAAAAGCTCATACAGCAATTGAAGCTGCACGAAGGCGTTCGCACTCACGTATACAAGTGTAGCGCCGGTCTCGAAACGATTGGTGTTGGTCGCTGTATCGCGCCCGAGTCGCTAGGCTTGTCGCAAGATGAAATTGAGTACCTGCTCAATAATGACATCAAGCGGTGCTACCGGGAGCTTTTGATCTTCCCGTGGTTTGTTGATCTCGATACGGTACGGCAAGATGCGATGGTTAACCTCTGCTTCAATCTTGGCATCACCCGTCTAAAGCAATTCAGCAACGCGCTAAGCAGCATGGAAGTAGGTGCATACTCCGATGCGGCAGAGCATTTTCTGGACTCCCGGTGGGCGCGACAGGTCGGCAAGCGCAGCGAAGACGTTGCACATATGATACGCACGGGCACGTACCCAGAATAAAAACCGTTGCAATACTTGCAACACTCTCCCCGATAGCCTAATATTCCTTTGTGCAATTCCGCACTTAGGGAGACAGGCTATGAGTTTCAACACACAAATAGGTCAGTACGAAGAGATCATCGAAAAGCTCGAAGATCTCATGACCGAAGTTCACAAGGCTGATCTGCATTTCGGGCTCACCGATGTGCAAGGTCAGATGCAAGTTCAGCTCCGTGATTGGTACAACTACACCACGGGCGAATTGCTCGATCTCGAAAGTCGCTATGTAGGAGAGAGAGATGAGTAAGTTCACCGAACCTAAGCTGATATCGCAAGAAGAGATGGATGCACTGCATGGCAGTATTGAGGCCTTGCAGGCGCTATCCGCATACAGCAAGCCCGCTGCTGTACGAATCCAAGAAGCTGAAATGCACGCTCGTGCTCAAGACTACATAGAGGTCGCTGAGCAAGACTATATTCGAGGCTGGACGGATTGCGAGATCGGCAAAAGTCATTTAGATGCAAGTGATGCATACAACGCAGGTTATGGCGACTGTTATGAGTATGAACAGCGTCAAAACATCGAGCCAGTAATTGGTTCTTACGAAGAAATGTCTAAGGGAGACAAATAATGGAAGTAACATTTAAAGAGTTATCCGAAATCGATTGTTCTGAGTACATCGAAAAACGGCCTCAAGGTAAAAAAGATCTGAGCTACATATCGTGGTCAGACGCGTGGCAGTTACTTAAAGAGAATTGCCCGGATGCAACCTACGAGCATCACCCATGGCAGACCCTGCCGTCCGGTGAGGTGATGTGCTACTGCTCTGTGACTGTGGGCGGTGTTTCGCATACAGCTCACTTGCCAGTGCTCGACGGCTTTCGGCCGGTAGTAAATCCTAATGCTTTCGAGATCAACAGGACGATGCAGCGATGCTTTGCAAAGGCGATCGGTATGCATGGCCTCGGTCTCTACATTTACCGGGGAGAAGATCTGCCGCCATCGGAGACGATGTATGAGCTTGCAATGCAGCATCTCGAAGAGAGCGAGTACGAGGCTGCTATGTGGTATATGCAGCTATCCGAACAGGACCAAGGTCTTGTCAAGAAAACCGCACCTCAGGGCAAGAAAACAGAGATCCAAAATCGCTTGAGGGACGTCGTCAGCGCTGCTCACGATGTTCTCGATGCAGCGGCTATGGACATCAATAAGTATTTTGGTGCCGATGACATCCCCGGGGTCGCTCAGGTTTGGAATGAGCTAACGGTGTTTGAGAAGGGCCTAGTTTTTGCGCGACTGGGCGGTGAAGGCCAAGAGAAGCTAAACGCGCTGCTGAACAAGGGCGTAGCACAAGAGGAGGCGACCGATGTCGAGGGGACTGAATAAGGTACAGGTCATAGGTCGTTTGGGCCAAGATCCCGAGGTTAGGACTACGCCAAGCGGTACGACGGTTGCTAACTTCTCTCTGGCTGTAAATGAGAAGCGCAAAGACCCGTCTGGGCAGTGGGTAGACCACGTCGAGTGGATTAACTTCATTGCCTTTAACAAAAGCGCAGAGCTGATTTCGCAGTTCTGTAGCAAGGGTGATCAAGTCTATATGGAAGGCAAGCTGCAGACGCGCAGCTATGAAAAGAATGGTGAGAAGCGGTACTCGACTGAGGTCGTCGTTGATAGCCATATTTTTATGTTTGACAAAAAGCAGCAAGCTCCAGCCCCGGCACCTGCTCCAGCCCCGGCTCCAGTAGCGCCGCCACAACCTCAAGGGTTCCCAGATGACGACATCCCCTTCTAAATTGGCAGCAGAGCGATTCTGTGAGCTTCTGAGGGATTCCTCTGACTCGTCAGGCTTGCACCTAGCACGGCAGCTCGGTGTGCCTAGATCGACGATATGGCGCTGGAAACAGCGCCTAGATTCCGTGGATACAATCGGAATGTTGGCGGACTACTTCAAAACAACACCATCAGACTTTCTAAAGGGAGAAAGATATGAGCAACACAAACAACCAAAAAAAGCGAATCCTTAAGTTTCTTGAGGAAGGCGGTGTACTCGACAGGGTCGTCGCCTATTACGAGCTGGGCATATGGGAGGCACCAGCACGCATCTGGGATCTCCGGGATGACGGCCATGACATTCACACCGAGATGGTGGAGGTCACTAACAGATTCGGGGAAACGACTCGCATCGCAAATTGGACGCTAAAAAATAAGGCCCCCAAATAGGGGGCCTTAAGGGAGTCTTGTCTTGACTAAGGGAGGTCGTGACAAGTAGTCTGAAGTCGGCTAACAAACAGACAGGGTAAGTATACACGTTAACAAGTGTTAATGCCCGTACCTTCCTGTTTGCTTTTTAGTCAGAGATCACTGGGCGTTAGATCGAGGAACCTAAGAACCTCGGAGACGACGATACCTGAGAGTGTATGCGCCCCGCAGGCCGAGAGCAGGTCAAGCGGATAGATGTCAAGATTCGATACAGTGATCAACGCTCGTCATTTTTAAACAAATAATTTTGTCGCGGCTTGCTGCGACATATAAGGTGAAGTGTGGATGATTATTTTAAAAAACGGAACGTACTACCAACCAACTGATGAGGACATCATCAAGTGGCAACGAGCTTACGAGAACATCAATGTTCACAAAGAGCTGGAAGCTATTGCTAACTGGTGTGACGCAAACCCAGCAAAAAGAAAGACGAATGGTGCTCGGTTCTGTGTTAACTGGCTCAAGCGAGCTAACGATGGCGGAGGGTCACCGTTTGCCAAGAAGCAGTCAGAGCAAACTGGTACAATTAGCACCCGGGATATGGAGCTTGAGGATGAGCTGTATCACGACTTTCTGGGGACGCATCAGGAATATTTTCTCACTAAGTACGGCCGCTGTTTCACCAAGGCCGGGGAGAGGGTAACTCGTGAACAGTCATAATTGGGTAGTAAATAACGAGCTGCAAGCGCGTGAGCTGTGTAACTACATCATGGCGAACGTCGATAAAAAGCTTACCTACACGATCAAGCCAGAGCAGCGTACAGCGCAGCAAAACAGAGCTATACACGCGTACTGCAGACACGTAGCCCGGGACATGGAGGCGCATGGCATCGATATGCTAGAGGCGCTTACCTTGCCGATCTCACCAACAATGGAGACGGTCAAGATGCTTATGTGGGGGAGAATACAAAAGGTGATGTTCGATAAAGACAGCACTGCAGAGTTAGAGCCAGCCGAGGTAGATCAAATCTATCAGGTCATGGCGCGCCACCTGATCACAGCTCATGGCATCGATATACCGTTCGGTCGATGAAACCAAAAAGACGCTGCATCCACTGTAACGGTGCGATGATCCCCTTCTTCTACAATAAGCAGCCGTACCGATTGCAGGGCTTTAAATGCACCTGCGGAGTATGGGAGGCTGCAGTCTCTGATGAAAAACGGTGGACAATCGATGATTTCAAAACCAAAACCGAAAGCGAAGAAACAGAAGAGCGTAGCTAAACTCCGGGATGAAGCGGCCGTTTTGCTGCAGAAGCTTGTGCGCATGAAGGCTGCAGATGCGGACGGCATAGCCCAGTGCGTAACGTGCGGCAAAAAGCAGCACTATAAAGAGATGGATGGCGGACATTTCATAAGCCGCAAATGGACTGCCACCAAGCTCGTCGAGGAAAACATCCACGTGCAGTGCAAAGGCTGCAATCAATACGCTAGCGGCCGGTACGATGACTACTCGCTATATATGGTCGATACGTATGGCATCGAGATGGTGCGAGAGCTAAATGAGAAGAAGCGTGCGCTCTGTAAACAGAACCGCATCGAGCTTGAAGAGATGAAGTTAGAGCTACGCAGTCGCATCCGAGAACAAGAAAAACGTCTAGAGGGCGCATAGGGGGTTGCAGACTGTCTCATATTTTGAGACACTATGTGTGTCGGGGATGTCCCGTCGAGTCTTAAGGGAGACTACACAATGGCTAACACTTACAAAATCATCATCGCTCAACTTCACGCTGCGGAGCGTGAGCTTTTCGAAATGGATATTGACCGTGAGACTGCAAACGCTGTCGTTGCGGCTTGGCCTGAGATCGACGCCGACGTCGATGCATGGTCTGACTATTATCAGAACAATCAGCAGGCAATCCGGGCACATAACCTTTACGGCAAGATCGATGGCCTCAAGCAGACTCTTGAGACGCCACTTGCAATGCCTCTTACTCGCTACGTCATCACTGACGGACCTCTTGTATCGCCTGCTGGCTTTTCTATGGACTCTGGCGTCTATGTCCGCAATGACCATTGGATCGAAACCGATCGTCTGCCGCGCCATTGGGATGGCAAGGCTTACGACATGGAAAAAGTTCGCAAGGAAATGGCCGCATAAGCGGCCTTCACTTAGGGAGATAGAAATGGCTAACAAAGTAACTTATGAATGGCGCGTCAACTTGTGTGACGAGTACGGCGACATCGAAGACTTTTATGTGTTCGATACCTACGCAGAGGCCCGAGAGCATGAGCGTCAGACCCACGCACACGGCATTGACCTGCGGCAGTACACAGAGATCGAGCTTGGTCGTGATGAGTGGTGTGAGGATAACGGACTGCAGGACCGCGGGTACGCAACCGTCAGTGATGACGGCGCACTACCTGAGCGCTTCTGCTGTGGTAACAAGGTTCCAGCTTACAAGAAGGCGGAGGTGCGACGATGAGCGACGGCAGCCTTAAAAACGTAATTCGTACATTGGAGTATGCCGGGCACCGGGCATCTATTTGCCGCGGCCCCGGTAACGCAATGTCCGTTCACAGATATAAAGGTGACGACTGGCTCGGCTCCAAGGTTTTCAATCGCAACCCGTACAGCTCTGCGTGGGGTCATCGCATGGTGGTTGAGCGTTATGCGGAGCAGTTTGTGTTTGGCGTACTAGAGGAGTCAGAGTAATGATTTTCAATTCACCAGTTGTGCCACAAAAGGGTTCTGAGTTTGCCGATGAATGGCACGTCACCGAAGTTTGGTATTGCGATCACCCGGGGTGGATGACTTGGATGGTCACCTGCAAAGATGTAGATGGCGACTGCATCGGCGAGTCGGAGTATTACCATCTAAAGTCTGATGCTCTGCGCTGCGCTCGTGGCTACCTTAACTCAGGGCGCTGCAAGTTTATGTCAGTCGAAAAGAAAAACGGTGAGCAGCAGTACGTCGAGCCAAAGCCAGTGCAGCGAGAGATCGAGGGCGTGTACTGGCGCACCTTCCCGGAGCGGCGTATGTCGAAGGTGCATCTCAGCTTTATTGACGAGGAAACACTCTGCGGCATCGCTACAGTTCATAAGCCAAAAAAAGACGTCGAGTATCACCGGGAGTCACCTCACCTAGTCGACTGTGCAGCCTGCAAAAAAATAGCCCGGAGGATTGGAGAGAAGAAAATGCAAGAGTGGGGCTTGTGATCTGTCTCATATTTTGAGACACTCTGTGTGTCGGGGGTTTCCCGGCGCACGATTTAGGGAGAATCGGCTATGAAAAATTTTTGGAATCACATGGAACAGCGCTTGATAGACTACGACCTCGCTCGCGAGCGTGGCATCAAGGCTTACGACACGCGTCTCCGTAACGCAGCGGCTAACCGTAACGACGGCGCTGAGCCAAAGGTCTCACCATTGTCTGGCCGTATGCACGCGCCTTACGATGGCTACGTTTGGGTTTGGATGGAAGGCAATACTGAGTGTGAGGCTACGTACCTTGCTGGTCAGTACCTTCCTTATCCCAAAGAGCGTGAGTCGCTTTTCTCTGGTGATTTCACCGGGGACCATAGTGTAAGAGTGCCGCTAGAGCGCGCAGACAAGTTCATACGTATTTGGAAGAGCCTCATCGATCCATTGCACCTCGGCGTCGACGTTTGGCGCTCGCGTCACTGGGACACCGACAAGGGCCCTTTTTGTTTCTTCAGAATAAGCCGGTGCCCGCAGGATGTCATCAACGACGTCGTCGATTACTTGATTGGCGATATCCTGCGTGACAATGAGGCGGAGCGTCAGGCGCTGGAAGATGAGCGCGCTGCACGCGACAGTGCTCACGAGAACGGTCAAGATGCGCCGACTGGCCGCGTTGTGATCACCGGACAGTGCTTACACTTCAAGATGCAGGAGTCTATGTACGGCAACGTCGAGAAGATGCTCGTGCAAGATGACCGCGGCTTTCGTGTCTGGGGTACAGTGCCTCGCAGTCTCGATGATGCTGAGCGCGGCAGTCGTGTCAGATTTATTGCTCAGATCACTGTGTCTGACGACAACCCTAAGTTTGGCTTCTTCAAGCGCCCAACTAAGGGCGAGGTGCTAACCTCTGAGGAGGCAGCATGAGAGGCCCGTTAGATGACCAAGCCGAGGCTAAGTGGCAAGAGATAGGGGACGCCATTGGCGTCTCTCGGCAGGGCGCGAAACACATCTATAACCGCGCTATTGAGAAGCTCCGACGTAACCCGGAGCTTTTGCAGTATTACAAGGACTCTCTGCAGTCTGACGTAGACCCAACACAAACAATGATAAAATGGGTGCACCGGGGGTAAAAATGAACCATTGGGATTTAGATCAAAAGCTGCAAATGCAGCAAAGGGCTTGGGCATTGCTACGCGGAGGGTTTCGGCAGGACGAGGTCGTGTCAAACCTTGAGGTAGAGTTTCCTTGGCTAGACGACATCGAGCGAGAGGACATTCCTCTATTGGTGCGCCGTGTATGGCACGAGATAAGAAAGCAGCTCCATTAAGGAGGGAGCTTATGCCATTTTCTGAGATCGCTCGCGCTCTCGGAATCACTAGGAATGAGGCTATTACAGCCTACGAAAACGCCGTCGCTAAAATCTATAAACAGAGCGGCAAATTAAGGGAGTATCGGCATGGAACAAAATCAAACATTGCAGGCGATCCTGATTACCTCACTTTTTGTGATGGGCTTCGGGATAGTGGGGACGATGGACTATAACGACGCGCTAGCTCAGGAGAGGCACTACTGCTCATCAGTGGAGCGTTATGAATACACCAATGGGCTAGAGGGTCACCCGGATTACAAGAGCCTCCGTGAGATATGTGGGGGCATGAATGGCATCGAGGAAACTAACGCCGGAAATGGTCGAGGAAGCGACTGAGTTATTACTCACTGGCGTACCAATGGACGCTGCAGCAATGATCTTCGGAGTATCGGAGAGCACTATGCGCAGAACGATACGTCACTTCCAAATGTACGGCCGGTCACTATGGACAGAGTATCCGACGTTAGTTGATGACCGGACCGCGGAAGAATAGAATCCGCAGAATGTTGGCATGGGGCAATAGGTATGCTTCAAGCAGTACAAATCGAATGGCACCCGGTTAGACCGGGCTTGATGCCAAAGCAAGAGGGCACGTACCTCATCGCTTTTGATGATATGACTGTAGAAACATATCCGTTGACCACTGACGACATTATGGACGGGGAAGTCAGAGCAGGACGCAGCATTGGGCTGTACTGGGCTACTTCGATACCGCACCCAGATGAGGATTAGACGCTATGGCGCAAACACGAAAGCAAAAGATCAGCGAAGATCTGCAATGGGGTGCTCGACGAGCTGAAGAGCTAGAAGAGCTAAAAACTCAAGTATTTGATTCTCAAAAGAAAGTACGTGAGCTGGACCCTGAGGAAAAGTATTTTTACAAGCGGCTTAAGCAGCAAGAGGTACTACAGGCTAGTTACTTCAGGCTGCTCAATAAGTATTGGCCCGACGTAAAGTCTATCGAAGCAGACCTAACTAGCAGCGATGGCTCAATGAGCCCGCCCACGGTGATCGAGCTTGTCGCAAAAACTCTCGATTGAACTACCGCCAAAGCTAACCGAGCTGTTTGCCGGGGAGGCACGTTACCGCTGTTCATACGGTGGCCGCGGCTCAGCCAAGACACGTAGCTTCGCGCTGATGACCGCTGTCTGGGGTATGCGCTGGGGCATGGCCGGGAAGCAGGGCCAAATACTCTGCGCCCGGGAGCACCTCAATTCGCTCGATGAATCATCGATGGAAGAGGTGAAGTCAGCGATACGGTCTGTCCCTCAGCTCGCTGCCTACTACGAGATCGGTGAGCGGTACATTCGATCAAAGGATGGCCGGGTTACCTATGTCTTTGCCGGGTTACGGCGCAACCTCGACAGCATCAAGTCTAAGGCACGTATCCTGCTCTGCTGGGTAGATGAGGCCGAGACGGTGAGCGAGACGGCGTGGCAGAAGCTCATTCCCACAGTGCGAGAGGATGACTCGGAGATCTGGGTTACGTGGAACCCGGAAAACAAGCACAGCCCTACGCACCATAGATTCCGTGAGGTGACACCAGAAGGGTGCAAGATCGTCGAGATGAATTGGCGAGACAACCCGTGGTTCCCTGATGTTCTTGAGCGAGAACGGCTTGAGGACAAAGAGAAGCGCCCGGATGTTTACGAGCATATCTGGGAGGGTGACTTTAAGGTCTTCTCAGAAGGCGCGTATTACACGATAGAGATGGCTAATGCGTTGCACGATGGTCGCATAGACCGGGTGCCATACGAGCGCTCTGTGGGCGTTGTGACGGCGTGGGATCTGGGGGTGGGTGACAGCACGGCAATTTGGTTTGCGCAGTTTGTCGGGCCCGAGGTGCGCGTCATCGACTATTACGAAAACGCTGGTGTGGGTCTGGACCACTATGCACGCGTGCTGCAGGAAAAAGGCTACATCTACGACCACCACATCTTGCCGCACGATGTTCGGGTGCGAGAGCTGGGTAGCGGCCGGTCTCGATTAGAGGTGCTCGACAACCTCCGGGTGTCCCCGGTAGAGATAGCGCCTCAGCTAAACGTAGACGATGGCATACAGGCGGTGCGGTCTATGCTGGACCTTTGCTATTTCGACAAGGAAAAGTGCGAGAAGGGTATCGATTGCCTGCGCCAGTACCGGCGGCAATACAATGAGACCATGATGGTGTGGGCGGAGAAGCCATTGCACGATTGGACGTCTCACGCTGCAGACGCATTCCGCTACCTTGCCATCGGTTACCGGGAAACCTCCGACTGGGGCCAGCCCATTAGGCGAAATCTAAAGGGCATTGTTTGATACAATAGGGCCTCCATACTGGAGGTTTTATGCTTCGCAATCGCGCATCTGGCATTCTTGAAGAGCTATTTAGCTCTGCCAATTCGACGGAAGAGCTTATAAGTGAGTTGACGTATGACCGGGGATATCCGGGAGAGGTCGCTGAGAAGATCGCTTATGGTGAGCTTGATATGCGGCCCGGAGCTATCGCAGAGCGTAGTGCAGATTTTACTAAGGGCGACCCTACTGTTTATTTCCACGGCGGGTATATGCCTGCTAATCAATTTCGTGGCGACGGCGATTTAGTCTTCGCGACTCCAGATCCTTTTCTGGCTAACACCTATATACCAAATAATGGGGCATTTAACGCGCTGAGTGGACAGCTTTACCCGTTACGCATAGACACGTCTGATTTTTTAAGGACAGACGCGCGCGGCGATAACTGGGGAATGATAGAGCTGAACGACATTCTAGGCCCTGATGACAGTGTGTTATATCGTGGAGAGCGTGGCCGGTACTATGAGACCGATCAGCTCGGCGACATGGCAAGGCATAATAATTTCCCGGGCATTTTTATCGACAACGTAGTTGATGTCGGCGATAACTACCGAATAGCTAATAAAGCACTTCAAGATGCGCAGCACCCACTGCTTACACGATTTCAGTCGCTAGAAGATGGGTCAGATATAGTTGCTGTCAATGATCCTACTAAAGTTCGTTCGCAGTACGCCGCCTTCGATCCCGAATACAAAGGGCCTAATCTTCTCGGGGCAACTGCAGCCGCTGGTGTAGGTCTTGGTGCAATGGGTGCGTCAAATGACGCCATGAGCGCAGAAGAGCGCTACGGCACCATAGAGCCCTATGAGCCCGGGATGGTCGAAGGTGCAGTTCAGAGTGTTGCTCAGTTCTTCAAAGACGCCGGGCTGACTGACTCCGATTACACCGCAAATCAAATGGCTGCGAGTCTATCTGATTTGGCAGATTTCACTCCGGTCGTCGGTGACGCTAAAGGATTCGCTGAGGCGCGTGATGCGTTCGCTGAAGGTGATTATGGTGAGGCAGCGCTGTTAGGTGGCTTGGGCGTGCTTGGCCTTGTACCGATGCTAGGCGACGTAGCAGCCGGTGCTATC